GCTGAATTAGTCACAAATGTTGAACTTAACAGTTGACTTACTCTAATAAATATGGTATAGTAGTATATTAACTACGAGGACTTAGTGTTCGACCCTCTTAAAATACTCCGCACACTCTTTAAAAATAAGGAGTATAAACTATGTCTAAGTACATTTCAACAAAAACATATGATCATATTGGGCCTGTCGCATATAGGCAATGGAGAGCAGAATCACACTGTAATTTAATTCATGGTTACGCACTATCGTTTCACTTTGAATTTGAGTGTGATACACTGGATGCAAGAAACTGGTGTATGGACTACGGTGGTTTGAAGCCGCTAAAAGAGAAGCTAGAAGAATGGTTTGATCATAGGATGCTTGTGTCAGAAGATGATCCAAACTTCGATGATTTTATTCTGTTAGATCATAAGGGAATTGCTAAGGTAACTGTTGTTGCGAAAACAGGCTGCGAAGGATTAGCTGATTGGTTATATGAGTATGTTAATACAATTTTTATGCCTAGTTATGGTGCAGACGTAGCAGATCGTGTTTGGTGTTGTACTGTACAAGTTCGCGAAACACCTAGCAATATGGCGCTAAGACAAGGGCATCGAGAAGACAGAGAATTCGAGACTTCATGAAAATTAGGTATACTGAAGCTTTTTATAGCATACAGGGAGAAGGTAGGTTTACCGGCGTTCCGTCGGTATTCCTACGCATGTATGGCTGCAACTTTACATGTCCAAAGTTTGGCATTGCGAAAGATGTTGACGCACCTGTTAACGTAGAGGTTACACAGATTGTCAGAGAAGCTACAAAAATATTTCCTGAAAAGTACGACAGTATCGATAAACTGCCTTTAGCGTTAACAGGTTGTGATAGTTACGCGGCTTGGCACCCCGCTTTAAAACATTTACAAACAGATACAGACATTGACGGTTTAGTAGATGTCTTACTAGATCGGACGCCAACAGGACGTTGGACATTAGATAATGGCCAAGATATACATCTGGTTATTACTGGGGGTGAGCCGTTGTTAGGATGGCAGCGTGTTTATATAAAACTATTCAATCACCCAAGGATGAAGGACCTTAAAAATGTTACTTTTGAAACAAATACAACACAAACTCTCAAACCTGATTTCAAATCATTTCTCAGCGATGAAGCGGAATTTGAAGTCACTTGGTCATGCTCTCCAAAACTTTCCGTATCTGGAGAGTCTTGGAGTGATGCTATTAAGCCTAGTATTGCTAGTGAATACATTAGCGTTCACGGTAGTTACATGTACCTTAAATTTGTTGTTAGTGAGTTGTTGGATGTGGACGAAGTTGAAAGGGCTATTAAAGAATATCAATCTGCAGGAGTTACGGTACCAGTTTACCTCATGCCTGTCGGTGGTACGTCAGAAAGTTACTTTAACAACGGCAAAGATGTCGCAAACTTCGCACTTGAAAAAGGATACAGATACAGCCCAAGACTCCATGTCGACCTCTTTGGAAACGCCTGGGGAACTTGATCCCGCACAAGGGGAACTTAACCTTGATCAAAAAGCAAGAAATGCAGGAATATGAAAACTGTTTGGGTTAGACACGGGCAAAGTGAATACAATGCACAAGATATAGCTACAGGGTGGCACGATCCTGAGTTAACCGAACTGGGTTGTCAACAAGCACTTGAAATAGCAGAAAAGTTGTCTAAAAAATATTTAGAAATTGCAGAAATTTATTCCAGTGACTTAAGAAGAAGCCACAATACAGCTAAAATTATTGTGGATAATACGCCGTGGTTTTGCGATATCAAAGTTACACCAGCAATAAGAGAAAGAGATTATGGTGATTGGAGTGGAAAAAACAAAGATCAACTTCGCGAAGAACTTGGAAACGAGTCATTTCTTGCAATTCGCAGAGGATGGTCTGCCAACCCAAATAACGGAGAAAGCCTTAAAGATACAGCAGGTAGAGTTGCTGGGTTTTTAAAGGAATTAGAGGAAAATACGCTGCCACATATTATTGTTTGTCATGGCAACACAATTAGAGCAGCAAGTGTAGTGCTTGGATATAAAGCACCTGATAATATTTCAAGCTGGAAAATCAATATAGGAGACATTATAGAATGGGACTACTAGACGATATTAAAAAAGCAATAGGGTTAGGTCAAGCTAAAAAAATTGAAGCACCTAAATCAAAAAAACCTAATAAGTCTGCAAAAGACATTGCAACCAAAAAAGGCGAGCCGTATATTGAAGTCATTAGCCTTGATCTGGATCCTAATAACCCAGGGAATGGTGCTTTTGAATTAGACTGGAACGATGAATTTCTCAAGCGTTTATGGAAAGCTGGCTACAAAGACGAAAACGAACATGACGTAATTGATAGGTGGTTTCAAGATGTGTGCAGAAATATAGTGTTAGAAACATACGAAAAGGAACAAGCGATGGTTACACGAAATGATCTAGGTGACGGTCGGACCGCGTACAAATAGCGGCCCTTGCTTGTTAAAATAATGAACCCATTTGAGATCAGATCTGTTCCGCCGCAATATGTTACATCATATGCAGTCACTCTCTGCATAGTCAACTTAGTGGTTTACCTGCTAGCAACAGCAATTGAGGTGCCGCTTGAAATGTTTCAGATTGCTTTTAATACAGTAATTGCTGATGCCTGGTGGTGGAGAAAATACGACAAAAGTCAAAAGCCACCAAATAGGCCCGGTCCACCACGTTGGCCTCCTGGAACTGCATAATGCTAATCTATATAAACGGTGATAGCAATTCAGCTGGCGCGGAATTAGTAAAAACATATTGTTTCGCAAAAGATGACCCTAGGTTTTCACATCTTGGGTGTAGAGCGCATCCCGCTGCTATTCCTCTCACTTTTGGGTATAAGCTATCACAAACATTGAACTGTGGCTTTTTTCTTGATGCAGAAAGTGCTAGTAGTAACGATCGCATATTAAGAACTACGCTGCAATTTTTAAAAGAATCACCTAAAGTTACACAAGACATTCTTATAGTTATTGGTTGGAGCTCATGGGAACGGGAAGAGTGGTCGAATGATGAAGACTTTGTTCAAATCTCAGCAAGCGGCTCTGACAGTGTTCCTAAAAAAATGCAAGAAAAATATAAAACCTGGGTATCAAAACAAACACAAGCAACGTTAAACAAAAAGGCCCGAATTTGGCACGAAAAAATTTGGGATTTACATTGTAAATTATTACAAAAATCGATTAAACATTTATTTTTTAACTCATTTATGCACTTTAATAGCGTTGCAATTCCCGTCAAAAACCGCAAAAACTGGGCTAATTGCTATATCAGCCCGTATAAACAAAATGATACCTACTATCATTGGTTAAAATTACAAGGCTACAAAACTGTGCGACCAAATAGCTATCATTACGGAGAGAAAGCACAAACAGCATGGTTTAAATATTTGCTTTCTAAGTTGACAAAAAAACACAAAGCTGTTAAAATAAAAACAGTAAGGGTAGTAAAACCCAGGGTAGTAAAACCCACGCTACACACTAGAGCAGTAAGAAATAATTAGTTTGATGACCACATATTTACTTGTTGACACAGCCAATACATTTTTTCGTGCTCGTCACATAGCACATAAAAGCATGGACAAATGGACAAAGTTAGGTTTTAGCATTCATCTCACGTTAAGTTCAGTTAACAAGTCATGGAAACTAGCACAAGCTGACCATGTTGTGTTTGCACTAGAAGGACGTAGCTGGCGTAAAGATTTTTATGAGCCATATAAAAAGAATAGGCAAATAGCAAGGCAGGCATTAACAGAAGCAGAACAAAAAGAGGACGAACTATTTTGGGAAACATTTAACGACCTTTGTGACTTTCTAAACGAAAACTCTAATTGCAGCGTTTTGCAATGTGAAATTGCAGAGGCAGATGACATTATAGCGCGATGGATAAGGTTGCACCCAAATGATAATCACATAATTGTTAGTAGTGATACAGACTTTGTACAGTTAGTGGCACCAAACGTTAAACAATATAACGGCATGGCTAACAGTATGATTACACTAGAAGGTATATTTGATGACCATGGTAAACCTGTAAATGATAAAAAAACAGGAGCACCTAAAGAAGTGCCTAACCCAGCCTGGTTACTATTTGAGAAGTGTATGCGCGGCGACCCCACAGACAATGTTTTTAGTGCTTTTCCGGGTGTACGTAAAAAAGGGTCTAAAAATAAGGTTGGCTTGTTAGAAGCATTTGGGGATCGCGACTCTAAAGGATACTACTGGAATAATATGATGCTTCAACGTTGGGTTGATCATCATGGCGGAGAGCACCGTGTACTCGATGACTACGAACGCAACCGTATGCTTATTGATCTTACAGAGCAGCCCGAAGAAATAAAGCAATATATAGACGATACTATAAAATCACAAGCAACTACAAAAAGTAACAGTATGGTAGGAGCAAAGTTTTTAAAATTCTGTGGAAAATATGAACTTAAGAATATTGCAAACGATGCCACAAAATATGCAGAATGGTTACAAAAAGGATACAATAATGCAATTGCAAGCTAAACCTGTTGTACAAGATAAATTTTGGATTATTGAGAAAAATGGTAAAAGAATTGGCACATTGCGTTGTGATAAGGATTATGTGTTAACTGTCGGCAAGAAAAATTATCATTTTTCTGATCGTAAAAGCTTGTGTTCTAAGGCACAACTTTCATTTAACGCCGGCTATATTGAAACAAAAAGCAGCACTAAGAAATCTCTCGTTCATAGTTTTCCTTGTAAATCAGAACCGTTTAATGGGTTATATGATTTAAAACGCAAACTTCCATTATACACAAAAACAGCAAAAAGCCAATGTTTCTATTGTGCTGGTCATTACCTTATTAAGTTTGAGCATGGCTGGGTTTACGCTTATTGCCCAAAATTATTAACGTTAAGTCGCAACGAATACAGCGGCCCGTTTAAGACAAAACTTGAGACGCAGGTGCAACTAAAGACAGTAAAAAGTGACAAAGCCTAATTTCAGTAACCTG